CACCTGTTGCGGCGTGCGCTTGAGAACGCTGGACAGCGCGTACTCGGTGAGCAGCGCGCCCGCGCCGGGGCCTGTAGGCCCTGCCTTTGCTCTTGGCCCGGTAGGCTCTGCGGAGGGGGTGATCGCTGGAACCGTTGCGATGGCCCGCTCCGCTGACGCCTGCCGAGGCGCAGCGTGGATCATGTCATGGTGCCCTCTCCGCGCTCCTGCCGTGCCTAGGGGCGAAACCACCGTGCCCATCGTTGGCTGGTGTCCATGCGTGGAATATCTGGCGTATGGTGGGGTCGGTTTGGTCGGATCGCACACGGGCACGCCGTGCCAAGATGATGTTTCGACGCTGCCTCTCGGCCTGCTCCTCAGCCTCGCGCGCCAACATTCGGCCTACGCTATGTTTGCACATCCACGCGAACATCCCGTGACGCTTAGTCATGCAAAGCCGACGGAACCTGTCATCCGGGTCAACCGCTAACTTCCGGGCTTTTTGGGCAGCACGCTCGCTAGGAGACTGACGCTGCCAGGGCGGAATAAAGCCCATGAGGCCGTCGCAATCGGCGCGTCCGTTCACTTGGCGCCCTCGAACTCTATCGGCACTGTCCGCTATCACTTCGGCGCTCCTCGTCGTGATCGGGGGGTTGGGCAGACGTGCGCGTTGAACGCTGCCGGGGATCGGAAGACGGCGAGGCAGACGGTACACCGGATCGCCTGCGTGTAGACGTACCTCGCATAGCCGAATGCTACACCCGCCAAGAACAGCGGGGCAAGGGGCAGCCACACCAGACCGCAGCCGATAGTACCGAGTGTCGCCCCAATGACAGTGAACCTCTGGACGGCGGGTGTAGTCTCACTGTCATGAAGGAGCGCAACATGCACGGTTTTCACTGCTGGGACCTTCGCTTCGGCGAGGCGTCGCTTGCCTGCGGCTGGCCCGAGCTTCACGTCCTGTACTACTTCGTCTGAGGTCATTCGTCGTCGTCCGAGTAGGAGTCGCTGCCGAGCATATGGAAGCCGATCGCGGCTGGCCGATCCTTGGCGCGCTTCTTGAGTTCCACCTGTAGCTCGTGACGCACGGCGTGGTGCATCTCTGTCGGCAACTGCGCCCGTAGCCGCGTCACGTCGCGCTCGAGCTTCGCGATGCGCTTGGCACACTTGCACGTCATGGGGCGATCCTCGTTCCGCAGTCCTTGCACCACGTGTAGCCGTGAGGGTTGGCCTCGTGGCGGCAGTTCGCCGTGCTGCGCCTGTGCGCCACGCGAAAGCCCGTCGGCCCCCCTGCCGCCGCTTGCATGTCAGGCACTCCATCCTCGTCTGGCAGCGAGCCGACGAACAGCACGCTCCAGGGTAGGGGTTGCTTGGAGTAGTCGATCTGCTCAGCCACCGGACGGCGCCTCGGTGGACGCGCTCATGCGATGCCCCCTGCCGTGCTGAGCGGCACTGCGAACGGGTTGGCGCCAGGGGAGAAGCTCATCACGCCGTAGCGTAGCGCATCGCAGGCGTCGTCGTTCAGTTCGATTGGCCTTTCTTGCAGCCCTCCACCCCTTGCGGGTTGCCAGGTGTAGCCGGGTATCTCGCCGAGCAATCCCTGACAGATGGGGTCGATGGTCATGCCGTGGGCTATCGAGTCGGTTACGGCGTTGATGCCCGGGAGCACGTCATTCTGCGCGGGGATCATCGCAAGGCCGGCGCGCTGGCATTCGAGGATGTACGCGGGTTCGGAGGGATCGGCGTAGAACGCCTCGATGCCGTACAGGTCGCGCAGCCGCTTGAGCGCGGGGATCACGTCTGACACCGTGGCGCCGTGCTCGTACACCTCGTCAATCACAGCCAAACGTCCCGTGCTCGACTGCCCGAGAACCTCGCACGCGAACGCATGGACGAAGCCCCAGTCAACGCCTGCGTGAACGTGGCGGAACGGCGGCTCGACGTGCTCCACCTGCCACTCTGCCAGCGTCCAGATCGTGCCCTCTGCCTGTACCCACAGCCCTTGTGCGAGTCGCTTGGCATCGGCTGAGTCGCCCATCGACGCGAGGCGCACGGCGTAGTCATCTGGCAGGAATGCGTTATCTCGCAGGTCGATGTACTCGGTTCCCGCTGTGCCCGGAGCAAAATGCAGTTTGAGCCAGTGGCGCGGCCATGCCGGGTTCGTCACCGCTGCGAGCTGGCGGTACGGGAGCGTCTGTCTGCGTAGACGGCCACCGACCATGATCCAGTCCGTCTGGTCTAGTTGGATCGCCTCGTCTACGCCTGCCCAGTCCAGGTTGGCCGAGCCGATCTTCGATGGCTGCCCGGTAGTGGGGTCGTGATCCAGCCCCAGGAACCACAGCCGCGACGGCTTGGAGCGCGAGCCGAAGTCCACCCAGTGCTCGGACATGTTGCGATGCACGAGTAGCTCAGGTTTGGCTACCTCTGTCCAGAACGTGCGCTCTGTGGTGAGCGCGAGGTCCTTGTGTACCTTACGGATGATTGCCAGTTCAGCGCCGGGGTAGCTCAGGCCGAGCCACCACGCCTTCTCTACCAGCACGCGGCTCTTGCCCGAGCCCATCTGTCCGCTGCCCAACAGTTCGGGCGACTCGCTCTTAAAGAAACGCCGATGCTCGGGGCTGGCCCATGTCTGCGGGTAGGGGATGTGGACGGAGCCGCGCGGCCCCATGACGGCGAGGCGTTCAGCGACCGCTGAGCCCAGGTCCATTAGTTGCGGCTGCCGGGTAGCACCTTCACCCGTACCAGCTCGTCCATCGCGTCCATCTTGCGCCGCTCGAACTCCGCGTCCGGCAAGCCCTCCAGCGCCCGCACGATGACACGCGCCACTAGATCGGCCTGCGCCTCAACCAGCGCGATCTCACGTTCTGCGATGCCTGCCTTGATGGCTTCCTTGGCGTAGTTGGCGAGGCGGTCGCACCACTCGCCGTAGAGCTTCACCCGCGCCCGTACGTCTTCGCGAATGGTGACGACGCGGGAGTGCACCTCAGTAAGCTCGCCGTCCATCTCGACTGAGATATCTGTGGCGCGGGCGGATACCTCCGATGCGTTCAGGGTGAGGTTGACTCCCATGCCGCCGGCCTGCTCGCGAAGGAATGCGACGTTGCCCGCTGCCTCGCTCACCAGATCGAGCAGCGCCTGCTGTGGGTTGGTGGCTATCGGCTGGCCCAGCCTTGCGAGCGCTTTGGTCGCGCCCTCAGTCGCAGCAGCGCGCGTCATGCCCGCGGTTGAGCCAAGGTGGAGCTTGCACAGCCCAGTGCTAGCGTGGCTCGTTCCCCACCCTTTAGGCCTCTGGCAAGGCCGTCCGCCAACCCCGTCACTGTCATGACCGCGACGGATCGTAGCGCCGCACATCGTTTCGGAGTCGAATGGCTTCATGGCTCGGCTACTCTACACCCCACAGCGCACGCTCAGCCCACTGCAACGCGATACCCGACTCCACCTGAGCCCCGGTGACTCGCAACGTTCGATATCCGGCGCATAGGGCTTCGCAATCCTTGGTTCGGTCGTCTGTGTAGCCCTGCCCGGATGTGTGGCCGCCCTTGTGCCATACCTGGCCGTCTATCTCTACTAGGAGGTTACGACCGACGTAGAAGTCCGCAGTCCAGCGGCGCGGCTTGCCTGTTGGGCTCGTGGGGAATGGGCGGCCGGCCTCTTTCAGTACCAGCGGCCAGGGATACTGGCGCTCGAACCCGATGCCGGCGGCTTTGAGCTGGAACGCGAACACTTCCTCAGCATCAGGGCGCGTTCCCGAGAGATCGGCTTTGTAGAGCTCCAGGTCAGTCGGCATGGTTGCCTCAAAGGGGGTAGGGCCGGCGTCAGTCAACTCTTGGCGAAGACGTAGCCGGCCCACGAGCCCGGTGAGAGAACCGGGCACGTACTCTCGATGACCTACTCCATAGGCAGGCTCTCTAGCCACGCTACAGCGACCGCTGCAACCTGAACCAGTTCGGCCCGAAGGTGGGCAGTTGGCGAGAGGTCCAGCACGGCGCGGGCTACCTCGCCGCATTCCTCGGTCAGCACAGCGACCTTGACGGGGAGGCCTACTAGTTCGCTT